GTTGGCACAGCAGCTTGGTATACCCGCTATGAATGTCGGTGGGTTAATTCGTAGATTTCAAAGTGGCTCTAGCGGGACTATAGGTAATTTACAGCAGTTTTATATGGATCAACTTGGATACGATCCTCGTGGTGATTTTTCTAATGTCTATGTGCCGAGTGGTTTTGATTTAAGTAATTTATATGAAATTGAACAGGAAATATTAAAAACTGACGAAGGGGCGTTTGATACTGAATTTGCTCCTCAAATAGAAGCTGCAGTTCAGGCGGCTAATTTTCCTTTTGCCTCAATGCCTGACAGGTTGGTGGGCTATGATACGTCAGGCCCGATGGGATTTCTTTCCTCTTTATTCCCGAGGCCAGTAAGAGCCAAGGCCACTGACGTTGATGACACGGTAATTAGTGCACAGCAACAAGCAATAGAGAAAGCGCGGGCAGAAGCATTAGAAAAAGCGCGAGTTGATAAACGAAGACAATTACTTTCACGACTTCCTCAAGGAAGAATCCAACAACTTATGACGGTAGGTGGAGATAAAGTATCGGGGTTTGTTCCTGCAGGAAGTAAAACGTTAACGCTCCCCTCTTCATTTGCGCTTTACACGCCTCCAGCTCCCACAAAAACAATTGATCAACTAAAACAACTGGCGGTTCTTCAGAGTGGACCGCAGGACGCTACAGACCGGGATACTACAGTACCGGTCAGTCCAAATAATCAGACAAGCGGGGTGATGGTTAATCCACGGGGCGGACTTACAATAGGACCAGATTCCACCATTGCCACTAGCACTGCCATGCAACCTTTCACGGCAACTATACCATCAATAGTGGTTCCACCTGCTCTTAATAATCCTAATGCTCCCATGCAGGGTAGGGCCGGACAAGAACAAGATTATAAAATATTTAATTCTATTGAGGTTAAACAAAGAGAACTTGAAGCAGAGCGGTTATCGCAGCTAGTTGCAAGAGAAAAAGAATTAGCTGATAGCGTTACTCAGCGACAACAAAAACTAGAAGAATTAGAGGGAGAGCTTCCGACCAGAGAAAATATTAAGGACAGGATTAAAGAACAGACCCGCTTGGGGATGGCAACAGCGTTTTTTAATGCCGCTGGTACTGGAAGCCCCGATTTTCTGACCGCCCTATCAAGAGGTTTTGCTGGTGCTACTGACGTTATGGGCAAGATGACTGGACAGGAGCAAAAAGAACTTTATCAGTTTGCTATGGATAACTATAACCGAGAAAGCCAAAAGGCTAATCGCGATTATGTAAGGCGACAAGACCTTACCAAGCAAATTAACGACGTTAAGTCTGCACAAATAACGCGAAGAGCTAATCAGCGTGCAAATGATTTGCAACTTAGAAAGATGCAAAGCGAAGATTACTGGAAAGCACAACAAATAAGTTTGGATAGACAAACACTAGGCTTCAATGTGCAAAAAGAAAATGTGAAAAATCTCTTGGAACAACAAAAAATTTCTAAAGAAGCACTTGAGACATTCCGCAGTGATTTAATAACTGTAAATAGAAATCGTCAGGACGCTTTAGACAATGTAGTTAATATTCCTGAGTTACAAAGGGCCACCCCTGACCAGTATGAGTTATTTATTGATATAGATAACAACTTTGCACCCCAGTTTAATTTAGGCGCTCAAATTAACGAAAATAAAGGCATAAGAAGGGTAAGCAAAAGACTCGTCGAAGAGTATCAAGATCTTGATTCAGCACTTCCCGAAGATAAAAGAAGAGGAACTGCGCTTGCTAATTTAGTCGCAAAGCTAGATGAAGAACAAAAGATCGGCGACTTGAAACTTTTAGGAAAGTACCAGCAAGAATTATTTAATCTTAATGTTGGAGATGCGGAGCAACGTGAAAATTCCTTAAAAGCATTTTATCAAAAGTACCCGTACTTAGATCCGAAAAATTTATTGTACGCAGTGCAACGATAATACATGGCTACGCAAGAAGATCGGATTCGCCAGCTTATAGGCAGGATGCAGGGGGTTGATCCTAGATTAAAATCTGCGTTTGACGCTCCTTTAATTTCGCAGCTACCGACAAGACAGATTGCAATCCCCCAGCAACAGCCCGGAAGTTTGCTTTCTGTGCTGCGAGGGGAGCAACCTCAGCCCGTACAACAGCCAACCGCGCCTAGCTTTGGACAAACTTCAAAAGGCCGAACTATCTATACAGATAGATACGGCACCCCATACTCGGAGATAGTAAATACTTACCAGCTCCCAGACGGCCAATGGGTTAATTATCCCACTGTTGATGCAAGGGGTAATCAGATATCCCCTGATCGTATCGAGAGCCTAATAGAAGAATATAAAACCGATGATGGTGTTAGGGACTTTGTTACTGGTGAGCTTTTGCCTTACTTTGAAACTAAAGATACTGCAGTGGAATCTGCGAAAAAAAGAAGTAACGAATTAGGCAAGGAACTAGCACTAAAAAGGGACAGCAAAAGAAGCGATAGAACTGAAGCTACGCTGCCGCCAGCACAAACTGCATTAGACATTTTCCAAGGTTTTGAGTCGCCATACTTACCAGAGCCTACTACTCCTTCATCTGACGAAAGCCAAAACTTCTTTATGCAGGTAGGTCGCGGCTTAGGCCGGGGCGTTACTCAAAGCACCCTTACTTTGGGGCAAGGTTTGTTTGCTACAGCAGACATGGTAACGAATCTTGTTGGATATGAAGACGCAATAGATCCAGAGACTAGTGAATTTCTTGAAACTTTAAACGAAATTAGAGAGTCCGTTGGATATGAGGAGGGCATGGTAGGAAAACTAGCTGAGGCGCTAGGGAGCATGGCTACTCTTTTAGTACCGGGCCTTGGGTCTTCTGCACTTTATGCTAAGGCAGCATCAGCCGCAGCGCAGGGCGCAGCAAAAAAAGAACTTGCAAAAAGACTTAAAAATTATGCAAGAGGTTTACGTGCTTTGACAGTACCGGTGGCATCTGGCTTGGGTGCTGGCACTGCTAATCAAATGCTAGAGGCGTATGCAGATGCTGGTAATGAGGTAACTAACGCACAACGTAACCTATCAACGGCTACAGGTTTGGGTATTGGTCTTACGGAATTGTTGCCGTTAGAAATTTTGTTGCGAGGCATACCCAAGTCATTAGGTAAAAACACCATTAACTCGATAGCTGTTAGAGCCGCGCAAAACATTTCTGTTGCTGGTGCTGAAGGAGCGCAAGAAGCCGTTGCAGGAATCATGCAAGAGCTTGCAGCGCAAGGTAACTATAACCCAGACCAACCCATAGGTGATTCCGCTTTATCTGACTTTGGGTATGGTGCTGGCGCTGGCTCTATTATTGATGCGTTACTGGGCAAGAAGTTTCGGTTGCCAAAGACAGACAAGGCTTTGGAAAAAGAATACCAGAGTACAGAGGCGCTGACCCCTCTGTCTGAAGAAGAGCTATCTGCCGCACAGCAAGCCGAGCAAGACGTTGCTTTTTATGACAACGAAGGCAAGCAGCAAAAGGGTCAAGTTATACGATTTGACGAAAACACTGTTGAGCTAACTGTAGATGGTGAAATAGTAAGTCTGCCTCGCAGTCAGATGCCAGACCCAAACACGGGTTTTTCTTTTGCTTCTGATGATGACTTGCTCACGCCACGATTTAAGGTAGATGGCAAAGAGATTGGCTCAATTCCTTTACCTGATCTTGTAGATCTGAGAAACAAAGAAGCCTTGCCTGATGCGTTACGCGCCGAAGTTGACGCAGGAACCATGAGTTTAAACGATGCAATTGAGGAATCGAAGACAGACGATCAACAGCCTGTTAGTAGAATATCTCCAGATAAAAAGTATCGGCTTCTTGCGCTTACCAAAGAAATTAACCGCCGCGACCCAGACTTCAACCCATCACTTACCGAAAAGGCGGCAGACCAGCAAGGTAAAGCGCAGACTGCTGTAGAAATTGATAGCGGAGAATTTGGTGACACTTTAAGTGATCGTTTAAACGACATGGTAAGCCCAACCTTGGAGGATACTGTTGCAGGCCGAACAGTTGGCGGCGAGGTATCTGAAGAAATAGTTGGAGAAGCTGCCCTCAAAAAAGCAATGAAGGGTGTCTCCAAGAAGGACAAGGCAACTTATTACGAAGAAGTTGGCGCAAGCCCTGATGCAGAGTTTGGCTCTCTTAGCCAAGATCAAGTCGTTGCTTTATTGGAGAAAGCACGAGGACACAAAGGGCGCAAGAAAGCAGAGAAAGAAGCTCAGAAAGAAAGAGAGCAGCAAGCTGCAACAGATGCAGAGGTTGAAAGAAGAGCGCAAGAATTAGTTGCTGCACAGCAAGATACAGTAGTTGTGCCCACGCCAGAGCAGCAAGCTCAAGTCGCTGCAGAAGAGATCGCAGAAACTGTTGAGGATGCTGCTGTACAGGTAGCACCAGAGCCTGAAGTTGTTGTAGAGGAAGAAGCACCAGCACCATCGAGGTTTGAGTCTAAGGTCGTTGATGACTCTAAGCCACGCTACAGGAGCGTGACACCTGTATTTGAGTCTTTGCTTGATAAAGCTCTGTACATAGTAGGCAACCCTAGAAGCAAATCTAAAGCAGATGACGAGATTATGGGCGAGCTGCGCCGGTATCTGGGTCGCGGGGTGCCGGGATTCCCAGATGCTGAGATACGCAGATTAGGGGCGCTCGTAAGGGATCGGGTAAAACAGTTGGGCGAGCCAGCGGAAAAAGGCACGCAGACAGATTTCGTGGTCCCAACAATAAATGCGCCTGACGCTAGTATAGATGTTACAGGTACTGATGTTGTTGTTGAAGAGCCTACGCCAAAGCCCGTAAAGCCCACTTTATCTAGGGCAGAGAAAGTAGTTTTCACTGACGAAGAGAAGAGTGACTACCGCAATGTAATAAGCACACTGCTTCCCGGCAACAAGAAAGCCCCAAAGATAGGCAGAGAAGCGTATGAGCGTCTGCGTGGCGAGGGCCAAAGCCATGAGGATGCGCTGGACAATATTGAAAACGATCCAGCCTTTATAGATTTAATCAATACTGAAACAGGCCAGCCGGACTTTTCTCGTGCGCCACAAGAATCAGAACAAGTGTCTCCGGGTCCATTGGCTCCTGTTGCTGGCACCCAGACTGCTCCGGGCGTTCCGGGGATGCTGGTCCAAAGAGACGGCCCACCGATTGATTTCAATACAGTCCGTCGAATCAAGAAGATTGTAAGCGACGTTGCCCCGACATCTGATCTTGTTATTGCCAGTCAGTTGTACGGTCAGGTTGTTGACAGAGATGGGGACGTACAATACATCGTCAACGGCAACGAGGTTAACTACGAACAGGCTCTTGGTCTTCAGATGGGGAACATCGTTGGTGTTTCTGTAGCGCCAGATGGTTTGATTGACCCAGAAAACAGGTCTTACCATGAAGCTACGCACTTCTTGTTCAACAATGGCTTCCTGACAGACGCAGAAATAAAGTCCTTGATCGCCAATAGGCCAAGGCTTGAACAGATTGTACGCGATCACTTAGGGCAAGATCGTTATAACGACGCTATGTCGGGAAACGAGTTTCAAAACTTTAACGAGTTGATTGCTTACGGCTCTGCGCTTTACAACCGAGGGCTGGATGTAGATGGCAAGGTGCCAAAAGAATTCAACCCGGCACTGCGACGAATCTTTGCCAAGATTGCTAGGTTGTTTAAACAGCTCAAATCTAATTTCACTGGCGAATTTGTGCCGATGGAAGTCGAGCAAGTCTTTGAGCAGATCCGCCAAGGTAGAACAGGACGCAGGACAGCAGACCCACAGGCTACTCAGCGTGTAAGAGAGGCAATGCTTAAAGAAGACCCAGCGGGTCTGAGCGCAACGACACCTTTGTTTGTTATCAAGCAGGGTCCGGTGGCTGCAAGCTCATCCTCTCCAGTTTCTGGATTACCCATCAGACCAGACTTCAAGTCCGCTATGAAGACCAAGCTAGAGTCTATGGCAGGACAAAAGAAGCTGCCTGAAGCATGGGGAAGGGTAAAGGGAAGGTCCGTTCAGGGAGCTTTGTCGGGCGTTAAAATAGAAGAATGGAATGACTCTAACATCGAGTCATTTTTAAATAGCTTACCGCCTGATAAATCGGTTAGTGGACAGGAGCTTCTGGATTACTTTAATGACATAGAGCAATTAGTTGAGGTCCAAGTTTATGGCTCATCACTAACGCCAGAAAGTAATCAAGATTCTGAGATTAAGTATCGGGCTGCTTTACAGCAAGATCGAAATGATCAAGCGTATGTCTCGATTGCCAATGACGCTATGAAATCTTTGCGAACAGGCTATGGCAGATATGTCGTAAATAATATGCAGATATCTGATCGCACTCGCAGTGAGGTGCCAAACAAGAAAAACATAAATCCTGCTTTCCCCCCAGATGTAACTGATGCGCTAAGAGCTTATGCAGACGCGCTTAAGGGAGACAGACTCGACTCAGCCAGTGTTTCTCCAAAAAAACAAAAACTCATAGACGCGCTACAAGAGTCGTTTAAAAGCAGAGATGGTTCTTTCGATAAAATCCAATTTGGAATTACGCTTGTTGAGGCCAGTAACGCTGGTGGAGTTCAAATAGAGCCTAGCTTCAGAAGTGGGGAAGTCGTTGGTTTTGCAACAGACTTTGGTATTACTGCTCTTGAAAATGCTGCCGATATGCCAGTGGGTAGTGACAAAAACCTTTACTTTCAGTATACGTCGATGGGCGGCAGGGGACTCCCTCCACCAACAGACCTAGTAAGAGAATACGACCTTGCTCAAGATCTTGGCTATCGAGTAATTATAATATCAGCGCCGATGGCTACGGGAAGCGGTGCTTATCACGCTCATTTTCCAGATGTCCGCAATCCAATTATGCATATTCGGCTTGCCGACATCATTTTAGAAAACGGCGAATCAGTTTTAGTGATTGAAGAAATACAGTCGGACGTTCATCAACAAGCAGACTCAATGATGAAAGAACTTGCTGTACAAAAATTGTTTGATGAAGGTCTTATCCCAATCGACAATTTTGAGCGTTTAAACCGTGAACAAAAAAATCTAGTGCGAGAAAACACCAGTCAGTTTAAAGACGAGGTGTACGGCGAGTATCTACCTGATTTGCCTTTGAAGGATGAAAATCAACGGATTGCCTTTGCAATGCAACAGATTACTCGCATGGCTGTTAATGGCGGATATGATCACATTGCTGTGAGCAATAGCGAATTGCAGGTGGAGCGTTATCGAAATGAGTATAAAGCCGCTATTGATGGCTTGGTAATGACTCAGGTCGCTGATGTAGATATTAACAATGGATCTCTTCGTTTTCCGCCGGGTCAAGCAAGAGTGGCTGAAGTTAATGCGAACATAGATGGTGAGACCAAAATATTTAAGGTCACAGAAGAGCAAGTGCGTGAAGAGCTAGAAGTCTTAATTGATCAAGACATATTTGCTCCTAGTGGACCTGACCCATATACAGGATCTTTTGCGAAACAAGGCGAATTAACCGGAGAGGTTGTCTCAGAGGAATTGCTTTCTGATCAAGATTACATTGATGAGTTGCAGGCTGTCGAAGAGCAAGAAGCCATAAATACAATCAATGCGTTTTTTGGTCAAAGTAATTATTTTGCCTATCTGCAGAAGGGGATGCAGGACACGTTTAGGGCTGGCGCTATGCGAGCAGCAGACGGTGCATTGCAAGATACCGTAAGCGTTAGTGGAGGAGATGGTTTTAGATTGGCATTTATGAAGGCGCTTGTGGCTGCAAACCCAGACATTCCTTCCTCTTGGCTTGCCACCTACACGACCCCAGTTGTTGGAGTAAATAATGAAGGCCAGATGGTCAGAGGAAATTTCCAGAGAGCGACCATAGAGCTTGGCAATGAAGGGACGACGATGAGTGGGAACCCTTCCCTAGATGATTGGCTTGGAGAAGATGTCTCTAAATTGGTTCGCAATGAGCTTCAAAATCCAGATGAATTATCTGGACAATTTTTTGCTACAGATTTTGTAAGTTTTATTCAAGACAAGGTAGCTGAATCTCAGGTACAAAAAGAACGTTTAAACGCTGGAGACACCGAGCTTTCGCCGTACCAAATGTCTGAGGCTGAGTTGATGGATTCAGAGAGCATCAGAAGATCAGTTAATAATCTTACAGGTGCGATAGATATACCCGTTGGCGGTGGGTTCGTTAACATCTATGACGTAAAACTACCTCAAGCACTAGAGACAGCATTAGCCAGCCTTTTACCTACAGACGCATCCTCTAAGAAAAAGAGGAAGAAAGTGAGAGAAGACAATCAGGGTAAGCGTTTGTACCTTGGTTCAGGGCACTCACTGGCAAAGCGAGTAGAACAAAGCCCCGGCGATATAAGCGGCATATCAGAAGAGTTGAGTGGTGAAATTCTTATAGAAGAATCTCGGATTATTCCTACAGATCAAGTGCAGTCCATGCCGCAAAGGGCTAGGTATCTAGGAAGTGCTGAAGGTGCGACAGCAGAAGGAATGGCCCTGCAGCAAGCAATAGGTGAAATTCCTTACTATCAAGATGATGCAGAATTAGCAGATGTTTCTGAGCGTTTTATGGTCCCCGTATCTAATAGCCGCAACGCTCTGCGTGTTTACGAGCTTACCCCAGAGATAAAAGAGTCACCCAAGGTTCTTGAGCCTAGCGACATCTATTTCGCCAGACTACAAAACGAAAGGGCTGAGGTAACTAATCACGGCACCGAGAACCTGCGCGGCGTATTTAAAAATGCTAGACAAAAGGCGGTTGATTACATCAACAGTATGCCATTCTTTAATACCCTCAAGGGGCTTCCACAAAAGAGAGAGTTTTACTTAGAGCGATCCAAGTATTTAGGCGTGGTCCAAGCGTCCTCAGAAATAGGCACCGTGTTGCGAGATGAGATAGGCAATCAGTTTCTATTTAAGAAAGGTGACAAGAACCGGGGCGCTACAGAAACTCTACGAACTTCTATATTTAATTACATGACCACGGGTGATGCGTCGGTAGAGCAATCACTGTATCAACAGCTTGAGGCGTTAGATGCTAGAGCAGCTAAAGCTGCGGCAAAAGCTAAAGACATGATTGAGTCTTTAGGTTTGCAAATGGTTGAGAGCGGACTGATGTCACCTACAACATTTTATGAGAACCGCCGCTCTTACTTGCCCCGCATATACATTAAGCATTTATTGCAAGACCCCAAGACAGAACGCTTTAGCTATCTAAAGGGAAGAAATGAAAACCTTACGCCAGAAGATCAAGAGGCATTAGGTGTTATCAACGAGCTGGACCCCGCATTCCTTGTATCCCAAGCTATACAAAGGCCAATTAGGGATCTGCAGTTCATAGAGTTTATGAACTCTATTGCAGGTAACAATGCTTGGACGGTAGAAGATGACGTTCTGCTGGTGAAGTACACTGACGTTAATGGTAATGAGCAAGAGCAGAGCGGCCTGTATCTCTTGAACCAAGTAGATACACTGCGTGAAATAGCAAAAGCAGTAGAAGCTGCAGACCCCAGTAGAGCTGAAACATTACGCAGCCAAGCCAATGAGCTAGACGAGGCCGTCAAGAAAACGTTCACAGAGCGTGGCGTAATGGAATATTACCAACCTAGTGAAAGGGATATAAGCGGGGACACGCAAGAATATGGGCCATTGTTTAAACGGGTTCCAAGAGGAAAGCAGTACGGTATGCTTGCTGGCCGATTGGTCAGGAGAGAAATATACGACAACGTAATCTCCTCCATGTTCATGTTGAACTTAGGAGATGCAGCAGCAGTCAAGTGGTATCAGAAAGGAAAGAGGCTAACGGCAATTTGGAAAACCATTAAGGTGCCGTTGAACCCGCCCACGATTGCTCGTAACACATTCAGCAACGCGATACTGATTCACTTATCTGGTGTACCTTTCTACCGTGTCTTACCGCGCATGATAGAAGCTGCGCGGGAAGTTATCTCTTACAACAACGGGGATTTTGCGAACGCACGCCACTATCAAGAAATGCTTGCTCGTGGTGTTAAGCAGTCATCGTTTACAGACCAAGAGCTAGTGACGATGCAGGAAGACATGCTTGAATTCCTGAGATCCGTAGATGCTAAAGATCTTGGTTTGTTTGGCTGGCTGAAGCTCAACACATGGCAGCAGTTAGCCCAGAAGGCCAGCAATATCTACCAAGGCATAGAGGTTATCGGTAAGACTGCTATTGCCATTGACGTGATGGAACGCCAAGGCGGCAGTGCTGATGATGCGTACTTGAGGGCGCAAGAGTATCTGTTCGACTATGGTGATGTGCCAGATATTGTCAGAGGTGCAAGGCAAAGCCCATTGGGCATACCGTTCTTGACGTTCCAGTACAAGGTGCTGCCGATATTGGCGAAGACTGCACTGCGTAACCCTATGCGGTTTGCTCCTTATGTTGCGCTTTCATACGCGCTACCAGCATTGTTTATGAGCGCATTTGATATAGACGATGATGAGTACGAGGCCATTAAAACATCTATGCCTGATTACATCAGGGGCAACCCCGGCCTTATTCCGTTGCCAGCAAGAGATGCTGAAGGCAGATTGCAGTTCTTAGATACATCATACCTATACCCTTGGGGTTCCTTTACCAACCTTATTAACGGCGCTTACATCAGCGGCAAAAAAGCTGTTGGGGTAGCAGATCCTGCAGAGAAAGGCGTGGGAATGAAAGATATTGCTACCACGTTAGGAATGTTTGGTGGCCCCGGATGGTCATTGTATGACTTAACAATGAACAGAGATTCGTTTACGGAAAGACCTATTGTGAATCCCAATGACCCCTTGTTTATAGCTGACGCTATCGAGCGTCCATTCTATAACAGAGGTAAGATTACTGATGCTATGTTCTGGGCAGCGAATCAATACTTGTTGCCGGGATTCTTGAATACGGAATACGGTGCAGTGTCGAAGATTAACACTGCATTGAAGGGAGACGTGAAGCCTAACGGCGTGGCTCCCGATACGTTATCTCAATCTATCTTTAGAATGATTGGTTTAAACGCTATCGCTTTAGACCCTCTCCAGATACGCCTTTCGCTGGAATACATAGACCGAGAAAAGAGCGACATCATTAGTGGCATAAACCGGCTGAGGCGTGATCAGACTCTTTCAAACCAAGAGAAACGCAGAAGAATAAATTCTTACCTTGAGGTGCTAGAGCGATTTAGATTGCAGCGAGAAGCTATAATCAAGTCAGCCGCCACAGCAAATAGAGTTACTAGAAGACTGAAACTCCGTGATGAAAGAGCCGAGAGGCAGAGTGCAAAACAATGAGTATCGTTAATGCGTTGATAGGTCCGGTATCTGGTCTGCTCGATAAGTTCATCGAGGACAAAGACCAGAAGAATGCTTTGGCCCATGAGATTGCCACGATGTCGGAGCGACATGCTCACGAAGCACTAAAAGGCCAGTTGGAAATCAACAAGGTCGAGGCTGCTCACAAGAGTTTGTTCGTGGCTGGATGGCGACCGGCCATCGGTTGGGTGTGTATGCTCGGGCTGCTATACAACACGATCATTGCTAATGTCCTTTCCATCTGGATAGAGGTTCCAGAGGTGGACACAACATTACTCGTGCCAGTGATGATGGGCATGTTGGGTCTTGGCGCGATGCGCTCGTATGAAAAAGTAAACCATGTGTCGAGGGAGAAATGAGCAAGCTCGTTGAAATGCTGAGGCTACATGAGGGTGTACGCTACAAGGTGTACGTCTGTAGCGAGGGCTACGAAACCATTGGCGTTGGTCGAAACATATCCGAAGGTGGGCTTGGGCTGTCAAAAGATGAGGTCGATTTTCTTTTGGTGAATGACATCAAGCGAGTGGAAGATGAGTTGACTCGTAACTTCCCTTGGTTTTCGGAGCTTAATGAGGCTCGGCGTGATGCGATGATAGATATAGCCTTCAATCTTGGGCTGACCAGATTGCGTAGTTTTGTAAACGCATTAGAGGCCATGTCACATGGTCAATACGATATAGCTGCCAATGAATTTATGGACAGCCGGTGGAGTCAGCAAGTCGGGAACAGGGCAGTAGAAGTCACCTACATGATTCGTAGCGGGGAATACATGAATGTTTAAACGCTACGCAAAAGGTGGGAAGGTAAAGAAGAAAAAGAGCAAGTCTCGCGTTAATGAAGCGGGTAATTACACAAAGCCCGAGATGAGGAAGCGCCAGTTTAAACGTATCAAGGCTGGAGGTAAGGGCGGTAAGCCGGGACAGTGGTCAGCAAGAAAAGCTCAAATGCTGGCGAAGGCTTACAAGAAAGCCGGAGGCGGATACAAGTGAGGAAACGTTATGCCATTTAGTAAGTACACACCTAAGCAGAAGAAACTAGCTTCTGTTGCACCGCCGAGAAGAAAGATCACAGGCGCTGACCTCAAGCGGGTAAAAGATAAAAAGAGAAAAAGCTAATGGCTTTGTCAAAGTCACAGAAGTCCCTAAAGAAATGGACAAAACAGAAGTGGCGAACGAAGTCAGGTAAACCCAGCACTCAGGGTAAGAAGGCAACAGGCGAGCGATACTTGCCAGAGAAGGCAATCAAGTCATTGTCCTCTAAAGAGTATGCGGCAACTAGTCGGAAGAAACGTGCTGACACAAAGAAAGGCAAGCAACATTCTAAGCAGCCCAAGCGGATAGCGAAGAAGACGGCGAGGCACCGCAAATGAGTTTGACGGAAGGCGAAAAGAAAAGACTGAAGAAGGTCGGCTTAACTGGTTTAAACAAGCCGAAGAAAACGCCGAGCCACCCTACAAAGAAAGGCGTGGTTGCTGTCCGTGATGGCAAGAAGATGAAGATCATCCGCTTTGGTGATCAGAAGATGGGACATAACTATTCCCCGGAAGCTCGCAAGGCATTCAAGTCCAGACATGCTAAGAACATCAAGAAGGGCAAAACATCTGCCGCCTTCTGGGCTGACAAAGTATTTTGGGCGGGAAAGGGTGGCAGCAGGAAAAGCCCACCGAAGGGACAGAAGCAGAAGTTTGGGAAAGGATAGTAGAATAGATCCCCGGTTTTGACCCCGCTACCGGGGGGAGCGGCGTTATAACGCAGCTCTCAACAGCTACGCGTGGTCATCTTTCTCCAACGCTAACAATAGAAAGCACCATCAACGCTAATAGATACCTCTACAGTAACGTAGTCTTCATCAGGAATGTCACCGCAATCTCTATACATATCCTGTACAGCTTTAGCAGCGGCCATAATTTTTGAAATGTTCTTATCAGTTTCCTTCGCTAGTCTTCTGTTAAATTGTTCACGGTCCTCGATGATATATGTTTTTTCTGAGTACTTGATCCCATCTTTTTCATACGCTGGAAGCACCCAATGCTCGCCCAGTTCTGGATCTCCCTCTGCTCGCACCCAGCCTTCCCTGACTACCCACTCGCCTTTCTCCCCATTTTCGCCGGGGACGTATTTGTCCGCTGGTAGACTTTGGGTTGTCCATCGCACATTGCCCGTGATGTCAGGTATAGGGATACGACATACCAATTTTTTCTCACCGAGATACGTTTTGGAAAAAACAGAAATCATAGCCTCGCTTGTATCCATTAGATAAGCGTGGTCTGGGTGTATAAATTTGCTGGACTTCTTCATGCTTAATTACCTTTGTTGCAAAGTGAAAATTAAAAAGTGTGCGAGATGACCGGATTGGGCCGTATGTTTTATGGGGGCGACCACTTCATCCTGTCTCTTTTTCTTGCTAGGGGTGGAAGGTAGCTTCCACGCACACCTGACGCTCGCACTCGCCTGATGGGAGTACCCCCGAATTCAATTATCTATATTGTCCTTGTAAAAACGACTCGCAATCGAGGTGTGTTTTTTGTTTCTTGGTGACATAGCAGTAGGTGCCTCTGGAGCCTCTAGCTGTATGTACACCTTCGCCCCGAGCGCCTTGGCAAGAGTCTCCACCGTTTCAAAGCTGGGCTTTCTCTTGCCCAGTTCTATTTGATTTATGTAGCTACGATTCATGCCAGACTTCCGCGATATCTCGCTGAGAGAAAAGTTCTGGTCGCATCGCAGAGCCTTCAACTTATCTGTGTACCAACTCATGCGCCGACCGATTCCTGAAAGTCCATCAAGTGATCGTTTAAACGTTCCCTTGCATCTGCATTAGTTTTTAATTCTGCCCTAGATCCTATCCTGCAAACGAGTCGGATAACTTCTGCGGCGTATTCCTCATCTTCTAACGTCTCATCGACCGTATTCCAGTGATGGCTGTTAGTCCTAGCCCACGCTATGTATGAGTCGTCTCTGCAAATAAGGTTAGCCTTTGCTAAAGCCTTCTCGGCTTCCGTCACAGCGCGAGGCTTGATGGGATTCTCGTAATCATCTATCTGCACACAGGCGAGCATGTATCGTTGCCCTATGGGAGCGACTGCCATCTCGCTTGGCACGTCATCCGGGTGCAGTACAAATGACAAGACCATGCCGTCTTTTGTCTGACGGTATGCGTATTTCTTGGCCTCAAAACTCTCAGCAATGTCCTCGCCATTCATTAGCTATTCCTCTTCGTCTTCCTTCTCAAAGCCACGGCCTTCGTTCTGTTTAAACGTTTCAATCCACGCAATCGGGTCGATCCCTTCCATAGCCCACCATCTCTTTTCGGCCCCATAGCTGTGAAGATTTCTATGGTGGTCGTCGCAGAGGGGGACGGCATACTGATCGCCTGTCCGCCTCATGCCGCGCAAACCATCTTGGTCTGCGAATGTCAGATGATGAGCCTGTGCTGGCCGATAACAGATCAAGCATCCCTGATCGCGGACAAGCTGCAGGTATCGCCTACTGCGTAGCTTCTTAGACCAGCTTTTCTGTTTCAAACCGTGAACCAATCTCCTTGCCGATCTCGTAGAGCTGTTCTAATTGATCAACTCTTTCCAATGATATGGCGAGCCGATCATCAATCTCCGTCAGCATTTCAGGATCGTCTATGTCGAGATGGTGCATCTCCCTCAGCCGCAAAATGCGCGAACCTATTTCACGCATACGAATACGTGCAGTGCGTTCCGCGACCTGTGCCTCGCTCAACCTGTCATTCAACTCCATCACTCGGGATTTGGTTCTACTCATGGTTCACCTCATAATCCAAATTCAGAAAAGTCTGTATCTTCAATCAACTTTTTCGTCGCAGCAGTTCTCGCACCTGCGACCTTCTCCTTCAATTGTATCTTTATGTACGGCGTGAGACCGTCTTTAGAAACGTTTTTGTAGCCATTGATGTAGTATTCGACTCCCTCGACCACGATATTTCCGCGAAAATCAGAGTGCCAATCTTCCGTTTTTCTTTCGTTTAGGAAAATCGAACCATTCTTTTCGTTGTCATAGGTGCGTCCATTGTCATCTTGATCCATGTCTCTAAATCCTCAGTTGTTAAAAAGGTATGTCTGAATTTTCTTCTTCGATTTTCTTTTGGCTGGTGATCTCCTCGATCTTCGCTTTCACTGCCGCCGCAAAATCGGACCAACTGTCCTCATTGCTGTAGTCGGCTTTTATCTTTGGAAAGATTTTACGCATCACGTCACTGGCCTCTTCCGCATTCTTGCACAGGGAAAGCTCGCCCAAGAGTTTCTCCTTCGCTGCCGCAAAGTCGGCTACATTGATCGCCTTACTCAATGCCGACTCCTTCTTTGCGGTCGGCTTCTTTGCGGTCGGTTTCCTTATCGGTGCTTTGGCTTGCTCAACTTCCGCTACTTCGCCGTCGTCGTCTTCGTCGGCATCCACGCCACACGCCATCGCAAGGCTGTACCGCTTCGCGTATGTCATCGCACTCCCAAATCCTTGAGGCGTAATCTTTGCGGCAGGGATGGTAACGGGGCCGGTCTCCAGCGTCTCCCCCATCCCGTAGAATACTGTCTCGATGCTTATGCCATCCTCGGTAGGCAAAGAACGTTGGACGTAAGCGATTCCGTTACTGTTCAATGCTGGCTTGACGGCTGTAATAATGCTGCCAAGCGAAGCGTATAGCGATCCGAATTGAGGATTCTTCTTGTCTTTGACGGGTGCATCCATCTCAGACTGGGCCTTTGCCAAAGCCTCTACGAGAGTCTTATCACTCACTATTGTTCTCCTGTTTAAACGTTGCGAATTGGTCACAGTAATCGGCCACATCACAGAACTGCTCGCACCGAGTGGGTGTGCCTCGTCTGTGATCTATGTGGTGCGTGGCTGCGTCTTTTTGAGCGGCAATAAATGTCTCCGCTTCTTCTTGCGAATCGAACACACGCACTGCGCGTACCCTCTTCGCCTTCATCACGGCAAACTTATCTTCCCGCAACCAACGTTCTTCGTCGGTGCAGTCAGGTAGATTGCCAGCCCTAGCCTCTTCATGTGCGGCGATACGCTCTTTCACGAACGCCTCAGTCTGCTCCAGAGGCCACAAGGGGATGTCTTTAATATAGATGTCTTGTGGTGGGTATTCAGCCTTACGTTCTGCCTCGTGCCGGTTCCAATCTTTTATGAAGTTGATGATCTGAAGGCCGCTTACCTTGATGTCGTTCTTGTGAGCGATATAGGCGTAGATGTTGAGCTGCTTCTCATCGCTGTCATTATTCATCACGCCATATGCCTTGCGCGTTTTATAGTCCTGTAAGACCCGCGTACCGTCTTTTTGGATGTGCTGGACATCTATGGCCCCTGATAACTTAACGCCGCTCACAGAGCAATACAGACGTTCCTCAGTGATGAAGTCAGGATGTTTTGAATTCTCTAGGATGGAATGCACGGCAGTGCCGAACAATGTCCAGAGGTTCTCGGACACGTCCCTGAACATGATGTTGTCGGGGTCATCGAAGAGTGCAGCCATGCGCGGTGGGCGCAACAAGCCTGTAGCTGAGTACGAGGCATCGCCCCGGCTATAGGTATCTTTCTTCAACGCAGCAGCGAGAGGTGCCGGGAGATTAAGTTCGTTCGTGTAGTTCATGTGATACCCTGTTGCGAAAGGCGTGATACGATATGAACACAATATGAAACGAGTTGTCAACCTAATAATTCACGGCACGGCCCAATCGAAGTCAAACAGCAGACGACTGGTAACGTTTGGCGGGAAGCCACGGTTCATCAAGAGCAAGGCCGCGCTTGACTTCGAAAAAGCAGTCCAATCCCAAGTTCAGCAAATGCGTGACATGCTTGAGGGTGACTTATCTTTTCACGCGGATATCTACTACCCGAGCAGACGACAAGACTTAGATCCCAGCATATTGCTCGACGCACTGCAGGGCTTGGTCTATGCGAATGATCGACAGTTTAAACAGATAAGCAGTTGCCGGTATCTGGACAAAGAAAACCCGAGAGCAGAGATCGTGATACAAGAGATTGAGTGGGATGAAAAGGGACCGGCTCATCCGCAAGTGGAGAGAAAAAACTCCGTGTGACAGGACGATGAGAGGTTGAGCCGGTCCCACCTTTCGCAACAAAGGTTGTCAAACGAGGTTGACAATCGAATTAGACATGTGTTTTTTTAAAAAAGCAAGCGCAGGGGGTAAGACCGCAAGCGCGTTAAAAAATATAGCGGTAATGTCTGACTTGGCTCCGCCAGTTCTGACTAGACTCTCTCTCCAACCATCTCTCAAATGAGGGGGGTTTGGGGGGAGCGTCTAACTTTCACCACCAGTTCTATTTCTTATGCAACAAAGGAATATATGAGAATAAAATACGAAACAAAAAGAGATAAACAAAAAGAAAGAAATGTAGCCAAGAGAGTGGCTGATTTATGGGATGTTGTGGCGCGTGAAAACCCAGAGTTCTATCCCGTCGATTTTTGTTTTACTGATAATAAAAATGAGGTCAGCGGATTTGGCGAAATCAAGGTCCGCACACATGAGTACGGCAGGTATCCGACCTACATTGTCTCTGCCCACAAGGTGGCGGATGCGAAATCACTTGCCAACGCTACCGGATTGAGTGTAATTTTAATCGTGCAATGGACTTGTGGAACGATTGCATTTTTAGATTTCGATCACCCACCCGTGAGGACGACATGGGGTGGTCGTCAGGATCGAAGTGATGGGCAGGACATGGAACCTGTGAATCATTACGACATAGAACAATTTACTATCGCAACGAAGGAACCCCAAGAAAATGACGCACCGATTTGATGGCAACACCATAAAACTCAGCGAGCAAGACTACGCACGCTGGGAGAAGGCTTTCAAAAATATCCCGAATCTCGATGCCGTACTGCAGAGTCGTGACGACTGGCTGACGTATGACGCAGAAGATTCTACCCGCAAACGCTGGTTCCTCAGCACCTCTGCTTATCTCTCCAAGCAGGACCGCCAAATGGCAATGGAAAATCGTAGAGATGAAAGTGGCCGAAAGTTGAACAGGGATGGATCTGTCCAATTTAAGACGCTGCCGTGAGCAACGACTTTTACGACCAGCTTGCACAACTGGGTTTTATTGTCTCTGAACTCCGAGAGGGTCAGAGCAAGATACTGTGCCCACAGTGCAGCCACACCAGAAAAAAGAATCGAACTGAAAAATGTTTGTCGGTCTCTATCGACGGTGACGGAGCGCAATGGCGCTGCCATCACTGCGAATGGACCGGCAACCTCTGGAGATACACAATGAAAAGCCCGTTTAAACAGAACGTGCAGAGGAAGGCACCAAAGATTCCAGACCTCAACGAAGAACTGAGCGATGGCGTTGTTCAGTGGTTTGCCAAGCGTGGAATATCTGCGGCAACACTCGACATTGCTGGGGTTGAATCTGGCGAAGCCTTTATCGCTGGCGAAAAGCGCAATGCGATTGCATTCGTTCATCGAGACAAAGATGGCAAGACCATCAACGTAAAATTCCGCACCCAAGATAAACAATTTAGCCAGATCAAAGATGGTCATCGACTACCCTACTTGTGGAACCTCGTAGACACGAACGCTGAACACCTAATCATCACAGAGGGTGAGGTCGATGCGCTGACTTGCCTAGAAGCTGGAATGACGAACGTCACATCCGTGCCTGATGGGGCCAGTGATAAGAAGCTGACGTGGATTGATGAACTCAACGGAGATCTAAATGCATTCAAAAGGATCGTGCTACTGACGGATGGTGATGACGCAGGGCTTGCCATGCGGAACGAGTTGGCGCGTAGATTAGGTAGGACAAGATGCTGGCGCGTCGAGTGGCCCGATGGATGCAAGGACGCGAATGACGTGTTCATAGGTTATGGCCGGGATAAGTTGGTCGAGCTGGTGGATGCTGCAGAACCGTGGCCGCTTAAAGCACTACATGAAACGAAGGCGTATGCAGATGATGCGTTCGCACTGCTCAATGGTGAGGTCAAGCGCGGGGTCAGCACGGGTATTTTTGCGATGGATGGCAACTACCGTGTGCGACCGGGCGAACTGAACATCATCAGCGGGGCACCCGGTGTAGGCAAGTCCGAATTCATGGATCAAATCTGTTTAAACCTAGCGCAAGAACATGACTGGAGATTTGCGGTCTGCTCCTTTGAGAACCCAGTGGACGAACACATCAACAAGTTGGCCGCTAAGTACATCCGCAAACCTGCGTGGGACACTCAGGGTGGTGGCAAGATGGATCACCACGAGTGGGAACGTGCCGTCCGATTTATCAGTGATCATTATTACTGGATACGCTCAGATGATGAGGCTCCGACCTTTGACTGGTGTCTGGAGAATGCTACCGCGTGCGTGCAGCGATACCCGAATGTGCGCGGGTTGATCCTCGACCCGTACAATGAGTTTGAGCATCGTAGACCTAGTGGGTGGACCGAGACGGAGTATGTGTCGCAAATGCTCGCAACGTTAAAACGGTGGGCAGCAGTCAATGAATGCTCGATCTTTCTTGTGGCGCATCCTGCGAAGTTACGACGCAATCAAGATGGCTCGTTCCCTGTGCCGGAGCCATACGACATTGCGGGGTCAGCTAATTTTTATAACAAGGCGGATAACATTCTGATTGTGGAAAGGGATTTCACGGAAGGGTCCGACGATATTCGGATTCATGTGAAGAAGATAAGGTTTAAACAGAGCGGCAGGGTTGGTTGTGTTGACTTGAAATACGACTACAGGGATGGGACATACCAGTCACCATTGCAGTGACTGGATGCCCCGCAAGTCCTATCCTTTAAAGTTACTCAACAGCACATCCAGAAATTGTGTGTAGGTTAACCTATAGGGCAGGTCTTTCTCGTACTTTTCTTTTTCCAAAATGAATGCTGTAGCGGCTTCATCGCGGAACATTACGGCATTGGTTGAGGCACCGTCCTTTGTAGGTCGCCCCGGTCCACGCCGTTTCGGCTTCGTGAGGTTTATCGTCATTGTACTTACTCCTCATCCGTTTCAGTTTTTTCTACGAAGCACCTCGACCGGCTCAACGATGAAGGATCGTACCGCATTTCCTCGGTCAATTGACGCAGAATCCTACGGTTGCAGTCTTTCATCCCCTCTTCCAGATTTGCCACGAGCTGCCGCAGTGTCCTGATTTTTTCTTCAAACTGAATGAGAAAATCAAAAGATTGCTGCCCCACATCGGTAAATTTCTCAACGTCATAGATGCCATCATCTGCGACGTAGGTCCACCCCTCTCCACGTTTATATTCTTCGTCCATTACGCTCTCCTATTGTTGCGTATTACTACTGTAACACAGCTAACAGATGTTGTCAACTATATTTTTTCCCCGAGCATTTCCTCGATCTCTCGGATCGTTTGATTGCGCTCATCCTGCTCTTGCAGAATCCCCACCTGATCGTCAATGAAATCCTTGTCGCCAAGGTGAGCGATAGCTTTGTCTACCTCTTCAGCCATCTGCCACTTCAGCCAGTACACGTACTGCCGACTGACCTCTTCTCGTTGAGCAATGTCTGCTGGTTTCTCGTTTAAACGCAGTGCTTCCTTGATACGTTTCGTGCGTTCGTTCTTGTTGAAGTCGACTACGTATCGTTTTAGCTCGTCATACGCGCTACTACCCATGTGCGCCCTCAACTCGTTGCGGATTGTTGAGGTTGCCACGCCACAAGTATCAGCAATTTTCTGCAGGGTGTTGCCCTGTCTCCGCATGTGTTCAGCAGCGGCTATCCAGCTTGGTGCGCTCATGCTAAGTAATCCTCGGGCATCAGTATGGTTAACGTCTGCCCGTCTGGGTCGAGCATCAACCACGCTTTCAGGTCTGTCTCGCCGTCCTCAAACGGATAGACCCCTGTCACCGTGCCCCCGTCCCTGATGCTGCGCCAGTTCTGCTCCACTTCCTCTTGGCACAAGGTGCCGAAATCGTTGCGGATGAATCGCGTCATGCAGTCGAACACGAAGTCTCTTGCATCGTCCTTGTCATCGAAGAAATGACGCAGTTGCATCTCGCAATTCCTCGTGACGCAAACCTCTTTCAATTCCCTAACAGCCAGCCCATCTGGCCGCTCGACCGCCGCTGGCTTTTCATTGCCTCGGCCCAGCCTGTCAGTGATGTCAATCACATCTCCCATCGGATATATCTCCTGTCTCTTCTATTGCAAATGGTTTCGTTTAAACGCGGTAAGGTCAGTGAATAACCCCGCCTGTATCCTCGTAACGATCAAGGTCAATCGCCGCCACCTTCTTGATCATCTCA